AAAGTCAATATAAAGATACTAACGCTATATGGCAAGATCCAATAAATTATGACATTAGAATAAAGCCACATCTTACTATTGAACAAGAAGTTGACTTTGTTATTGATCGATTTAAGCTCGTAGACTGGACTAAGCCAACTACTTTGTTGCTTGGCCGTTATCAGCCTTGGCATGATGGACACTCTGCACTCAAGATAGAAGCCCACAAAAGAACTAATCAAGTTGTAGTTGGAGTTAGATCTACTTATAATACCTCAGAAAAAGATCCCTTTACTTATTCTGAAGTTAAACAGTTTATTGAATCAAAAGAAAAAAATCCTTTTGTTCTTCAATTTCCAAACATTACCAATATAATTTATGGTAGAGATGTTGGATACAAAATAGAAAAAGTTGATCTTTCTCCTGAACTTCAAGCTATATCTGCTACAGCTATTAGATCTAAATTATAGTCTAAAAATAATACTGCTCATAAGTTGATATCGCAAGTGCTCGATGATATAATTACAGACGTTACATTAACAGGCGAAAGCCATCAATAAAAGGAAAACAAAATGTCAGACAATAAGTTCAAATATTTTGCTGTTACAACAACCAGCTTGGTCAAAGCCAACAATAAAGCAGAAGCACAAAAAGTAGCCATGGGTCGCCGTGGATCAGATGGAGAGCTTCTGTTTAAGTCAACAGAAATTGAGCGCATTTCGTCAGTAGAAGCACGTGAGCAATTAGAAGAATTCACGGCCTGATATTCAGCATCTTAAGTGGAGGGTTGGGTTTTCCTAATCCTCCACTTTACTTATGAAGAGGAAAAATGTTAATAGCACAAATGGTGGGAAAAAATGAATCAGGAAGATTCTTACATAAAGTACTTGAAAGACTCTCCACTCAAGTAGATAAGATAGTCTTTACAGATGACTGCTCAGAAGATAATACAATAGAAATTGCGTCTAAGTACGCAGAGGTGTTCAGCAACAGTGAAACAATGTTCGAGAAGCATGAAGGTCACCTTAGACTTAATGCCTGGAAGAATCTAGAAACAGTAGCCAAAGAGGGTGATTGGGTTATAGCAATCGATTGCGATGAAATGTTGTTTCACGAAGATGGCATAGAGCTCAAAAAGGTTTTGCAGTCAAGCCCTTATGATGTGGTCAATGTTAGGTTCTATCATATGTGGAACGAAACACAGTATAGGGTTGACAAATTATGGGCTCCAAATAATAGTTCTAGAATTTTTAGATACACAAATGGTGGCACATTCCTAGATAAAAAACTAGCCTGTGGTTCTGAGCCAACATATGTGTCTGATTGGTTGAGACAAAAGAACTATTGGGTTCACTCAGGTCTAGCAATGCAGCACCTTGGTTACATCAGAGATGAAGATAAGATCATTAAGCATAAGAGATATATGTCCATAGACAAAGGTGAGTTTCATAACATTCAACATATCGAGTCTATAATAGACCCTAATCCTGTACTAGTAAATTGGAACTTAAAATGAAAACATATAATACTAAAGAAACAATAATAAAAGTAACAGATCTTATAGAAAAGAAAAAAAGATTTGCCTTTGTATCATATACGAGATCTTCATTTTTTTCTATTATTGGCGATATTAAGGGCGATAAAAAACCACCAAAGAATTTTGTTCAATCAATACTAACTAGCATCACCTCTAATGACCCTCAGTATATTGCAGGAATACAGCCTGACTTCATCTATTCACAACAGGATAAGCTTAGCAAGGTTGGCCTAAAGGATAAAGTATTTTATGATTCATGCTTCCTTGAGAATTATATCAATGAAGACTATGACATATTTAAAACATTCATGCAGTACTACTTCAAGCATAACAAGGTATTGGTAATCTCTTTCCAGCATAAATCAAATATTGGAAAGTTTTTTTCTAAAGACTCTGCTTTCATACAAGTCCCATACAATGATTTTTATGATAAGGTAGATTCAATATTAGCTCAAGTGTCTGAGTTCGATGGTGAATATCAAATGTGCATTCTTGATTGCCCTATGTTTGCTTCTGCTATAGCTCCTAAGCTTTGGGAAAAAACAAAGATGTCAATCTTAGACTTTGGAAAAACACTAACTGTAGCACGAGCATTTGATAGAAATAAAGAGGGTGCACTTGAAGAAAAAATGGGAAGAACAACAAGACGATGATGAGTTTCTCAAAGATCTTTTGTTTGAAAGCAATTTATCTACAACTCAAATAGCAGCAGAACTATCATATTCAGTTCCTGACCTAAATAAAAGAATAAAACAATTAGGTCTTTCTTGGATAAAAGATAAAAATAAAAAGATGTCAAGAGGCCAAACTGCCCTGACTCTAGTTATGAAAAAACTTTTACCAGGAGAAGAAATCGTTAACGAGCATCACCTAGGCGATAAGCTAAGACTAGATGTTTATTGCCCAAAGTACAACCTAGCTGCAGAGTATCATGGTAGGCAGCATTTTTTTTATACTCAAAGATTCTTTGATACAAAGTATGAATTTGAAGAAGCACAAAAAAGAGATGAAAAAAAGATGCAGATGTGCAAAGAGTTAGGGATAGCTCTTATCGTATTTAGGTACAATGACAACCTATCAGAAGAGTCTGTTTATGATAGAATGTTACAGGCCATAAAGAGTGCACCCAATGTGCCAGTACGTGTTCAGAAAAGAACATTAAAAAATAATCAATTTTACTTAGAGGCTAAGAAGAAGAACTCTGAAAGTAGAAAAGCTTATTATAAAACAATGAAAGAAAAAAGAAAACAAGATGGAAACTGAACTAGACACGGAACAAAAAGAAAAAGAATTCCCAGTCGAGTATCAGATATTTGCTCTTTCGCTTAGAGAAAAAGATGCAATAGTTTTCTTCGATGCTTTTTTACCAGAAGACATAGTAGGCACCATACATGGTCAGACTGGGATAAATGAGTTTTATAAAGCACTACTGGCATATCATCATACGACAAAACTAGACGAAGTAAACCCTATAGCTTTTAAAGTGTGGTTAGACTCAGAGACAGACATTTACTCTGCTCTAGGTGGAACATCTGGGGTTGACGCAATGATGGATATTCTAATGTCCATGGAGCTGTCTACACCGGAGTCTATTACTAAGTTGGTTAAACACAAGGCCAATAAGAGAAAACAATTAGATTCTCTACAAGAACTTCAGATCTTAATAACTCAAAAGGGAGAAAAGAATGAAAAAGACATATCAAGAATAGCGCAGATTACTTCTGATATTAAAGATCTTGAAAACGAATTGAATTACAACCCTCTAGATAGTGTAACTACCGCTAATGACATATCGAAAAGAGCAGAAGACTTATTAGAGATACCAAACTTTTTGCCAACTCAATACAAAGCTTTAAATAGAGCTATGGGCTATACTGATGAAGGTGGATTCTTCAAAGGCGCTGTGCATGCAATAATTGCAGGATCAGGAAAGGGCAAGAGTACATTCGCAAAATGTCTGATTAATCACTGGGCTGATTCAGGCTACAAGGTGTTGTATGTAAACTTTGAAGAAGCAATTGCTCACTGGGAAAGAGTTTTAATGACTCAAATAATTGGAAAGAATGTTTACAAAGAGTCAGCAACTTGGAACGAAGAACAAAAAAGTAAGTATCTTGGAATCTTTAGAGATAAGCTTAATGAATGGGGGGATAGGTTCATGGTTAGACACGACCCTGAGACTCCTTATTTTGAAGATTTAGAGAGATGGCTTAGAGATATCATGGGAAGTGACGATCGTGTTCCAGATGTTATCGTTATAGATACAATCCAATCTATGTTTACAAGAGGTGGAAAAGGTAAACCTCGATGGGGCGAGTTTGAAGAGATGATGGTTCGCTTAGAGAAGCTGGCCAGAGATATGAACTGCGTGCTTATTATCACTGCTCAGGAAAACTCAAATAGAATGAAAGAAAAAAGAGAAGTTGTTCAACAGTCTGACACTGGTGGTTCTTTAGCTATACAGCAAAAGTGTGCAGTAACAATATTCATTACAGATAAAAAGCTAGCTAGTGGTGATGACTCTGAAGATGAAAATATCATGCAACTTCAGATACCAAAAAATAGAATTACAGGATCTACTTTTGTTTACGATTCTCCTTTAGTGAGATATGTGGATGAAAGAAAAACATATGAAGAGTATGAAGCAATTACTCAAGAGAACTACAAGCAAGATTCAGATTTTGATGTCAGCGATTTAGCTGATTCAATGAGAGTGATTTAGGAAATTATGTTAAAACTAACAGTTAAAGAATTAAAAGATTATCAGCTATGTGGAAGACTATATGACTACAGACACGTAGACAAGCTCACCGAGAAGATAGGTGGAAGAGATCTTACGTACATAAGATATGAAAATGCCTTAAAGAGTATTGTTAATTTCTTTTTTTACAAGAAACAATCAGGTTCAGTTCCGTCGTATGCTTCCCTATTAAACAGATGGGAAAAGATATGGTACCCCAAAGGTACTACGGCATATGATATAACGCACGAGCAACATGAAAGTTTTTATGGCAACAATGCAAGCCTCACCAGTAGAGCAGCTTCAGCCTTGTTGGCTATCTCGGAAAACTTTTCAGACAGTGGAATTATACCCATAGCAATAGATGAAGAGTTCATAGTACCGGTCAATAATAAGGTTGCTGTGACCGACAAATTTGATTTAATATACCATCATAATAAAAAGGTGTATGTAGTTAAATGGGTTTTCAATATTAAATTTAAGAAGCAATACTTGTACTCAACAGACTTTGCTGTGATGAATATGAGTTACTTTAGTAAGTACGGCAATAAAATAGATATAACAGAGTTTGGTTACTATGACTTATTAAATCCTAAACCAAACTTTACTAAGTTTGAAAGTAAGAAAGAAGATCTTGAAACAGTAGATGCATGGTGCACTACGTTGCATGAAGACAAATTATTCCTACCTAGAAGAGGTATGATTTCATACTGCACTTCATGCCCGCACGATGCAGTCTGTTCTAAATGGAATATCAGCACAAAAAAAGATGGACAGATAAATGTCAAATAATATACTTGATGAAATTCTATCAGAGAATAATAGCGTAGTACCAAGAAAAGATGAAGACAAAATACTTGAGCCAATTTTAGAAGAAATTAATTATATATTTGATGAGTCTATAAAATCTTTTGTAAGAGCAATTCTTCTAAGAGCTTCTAGCTTTTGGTCTATACCATCAAGCTTTTCTGGAAAATACCATCCAGCTGACGAGCACAACTATGGTGGCAATGTCCTTCATACAAAAAGAGTTGTTAGAGCAGCTAAGATAATGTGTGAATCATACTCCCTATCTAGGGAGGACACTGATATAGTTTTTGCAGCTTGCATATTGCATGATGTTACTAAGGGCATTAAGCTTGAGGGGGAAGACTCCTTCCACTACGATCCAATGCATCCGTACACTGTTGCAAGACTAGTCCAAAAATGTCAAGAAGACGATAAGAACTATGCTTCTGAATCTCAGTCTTCAACTCTTTTTATATCTGAAGATATAGTACAATCAATTCTAAGACTAGTGAGATGTCACCTTGGGCCATGGTCTCCCGTGCCAGAAACTATTCCTATTACATACATGGATATGATAGTTCACCTAGCAGACAACGTTGCATCAAAGGTTCATTACATCGTTGATGGAGAAAACATAAAGCTAGACAGATGGAAGACGGAAAAAGATGAACGAAACTGATGATCGTTTATTAAAAAGATTTACTGCAATAAAAAAAATGGAGTATTTCATAGAAGAATCTGTATATTATAGAACTCATTCAGAAGAAATGATAGAAAATAATAAGATCATTCTATGGAATTCAAAGCAAGAATCTGGTAAAATACCACTATATGAAAATAGAAGTTGAAGAAAATAAGTTTCTTTCACAATGGAAATATTACGAAGTAGCTAGATTTGTTCCATCTTTAAATAGGGTGATTAGAGATAAGAAGAACGGCCAACCAGTTATACTTACGGCGGAAGAGATACTGCCATATGCTAGCAGCAATGATAATACCGGCATATATACATCAGTCTTTGCTTACAATAATCAAGACATAAGTGAAGCGATAAGGCTTGGTCCGCTTTACTTTGACATAGATAGCGATTCTATAGCAGATGCCTACGAAGATTGTATTAAATTATATAATCATTTAACTCAGTACATACCAGAGAGTTCTGTGTTAGTTTATTTTACTGGTAAAAAAGGATTTCACATAGAGTGTGAACCCATTTGTCTAGGCATAAATCCATCCAATAGCCTTCCTAAGATATATAGATTTATTGCCAACGATCTAAAGTCTAAGCTAAATTTAAACACTTTAGACTTTAGCGTATATGATGCTAGAAGAATGTGGAGACTGGCTGGCTCAAAGCATCAGAGTACTGGGTATTATAAAACTCTTTTGAATCCAAATGGAAGAGAAAATATATTCACAAAGGGAATAGAAGTGATTAAAGAATATAGTTCTAGTCCTTCCTCCTTAGAAGTATCTAAACAAGAATTTAATTATAAAGCTAATGAGTGGTATAGGCAATACACTTATGATATAGAAGAACATGAAAAAAGAAAAGACGACCCATTAGAATACTTTAATAAGTATGGGGCAAAAGCGTTTAAAGATCTTAAGGAAACTCCTAAGATATTTAATAAAGATAACTTGTTGAATAAATGCTCTGCAG